GAGAGTAGGGTATACCTATCGTTCCACTTTTTTTCCACACCCCCTAAAAATCTCCGCCTCAAATTAAGCGGCAAAAAAATTCCACTTCAATTTCTTCTTTTTGCAAATGTGCCTCTAAAACACTCATAAACCCCCCTATTTTGCTAGTTTTTCCTTTTCTAGTCTCCTAACCTTATTATACACATAAATGCCCTTAATTAGCCTCTTTTTAATCTAACCTCCAAAAGCATGATACACCAAGGCAAGTTGTTGCTATTTTAGCCCCTCATCATAGCCAATGTGGAAAATTTACCACATTTTGTAACTTTTTTAACTTTTTATTTATTTTTTTCCTTTTGTGTGGTATAATATGGGTAAAATGAATAAAAAGATGATAAAGCCAACTTTAGTTTTAGCGGCGGACTTTGAGACAAGGACTATCAACCAAAAGAGTGAAGATGTTCAAGCTATAGCTCAAGCTTTTGGTCTTTCTCCTGTTTTATTAAAGTATAAAGATAAAAAAGAATATCTCCAAGAAAAAACCCTTTTTTATGCTAACTATGGCAATGACATAATGGAAGAGTTTTTCCAAAGTATTTATTCATATTTAAAAGAATATAAAACTAATCAAGTAATTATTTATTTTTTTAATTCGAAAAACTTTGACTCCTTTTTTATTCGTAAGTATTTAATTCAAAATAAATTTGAATTTAAACTGGACATTCAAGAGCATAGCAATAAATCATTTAAAACTATACATACTAAAGCAGGGATTTTAGAAATAGCTGTTAAAAAAGATAGATACTATCTTTACTTTAGAGATATTTACCCGCATCTTCCTGGAATGAGCATTGATAAATTAGGAGCAATGCTTAACAAGCCAAAAGGAGATTTTACTAACTATGATTTAGACCTTTCATTAGAGCAAAGTAATAACTCCTTATTATTTCAAGAATTTAGAGACTATACTATAAGAGACACTGAAATTGTTAGAGATAGTATTTTTAGACTTGAAACTAAGGGAGACTATGATTTTTCAAAAGGCCTTACTTCAGCTACTATTGCATATAAAGACTTTAGAGAAAAATATGATTTTATATCTGATAAATTTACAACCAAAGATTTAAGCCATTGAGAATTTGCCAAGCAATCTTATTTTGGAGGTTATACTAATGTATTTCCTGGTAAAGCACTAAAGATTTATAACAATGTTAAAATTTTAGATATCAATAGTGCTTATCCATATGTAATGACTTTACCTGTAGTAATTGGTTCTCCTTTTGAAACTATTCCAATTGACTCATGTAAAAATATGCACTGTACTAATCAAAAACATTTTTGTTATACCTCGCTTTATTTAATTAAAATAACTAACGGAAGGCTTAAAAAAGAATTTCCACCAATCATTAGACGACCATTAAAAAGATATAATCTAAAATATAATATGAGCAATTATAATTCCCCTTTTATCTCTGACATAAGTAGTGACTTTGAGATACTAGTTTGAGAGGAGGAATTAGAGCATTTTAAAGCTTTTTATGAAGACTTTGAATATGAAGTTTTAACTATAAGATATTATCGTTTAGAGACTCTTTTTAAAGGTCATATTCTAGAGCTTTATAATCAAAGACTTAATTTTAAAGCGATGCTTAAAGAAACTAATGAAGAAAATGAAGAGAGATATATTTATGCTATGGTCAGTGAATTATTAACAAAGATAAAACTCAATAGCCTCTATGGCAAGTTTGGTCAAAATGCATATAACTCATTTAAAGTATATTTGGACTTTGAAGTAGACAAATCATCTTCGTTATTGTTTAATGTAAAAAAACAAGCTTTTACTTTAAATCATGAGGAAATGGAAGATTCAATTGAATATGATATAGAAAGCCAAAATCAAAAAGTACTTGATAAGTTTGTTTATACTGTTTATCAACAAAAACCCTTTTTAGCCATTGATAAGAATAACAACATTGTAGTTAATAAAAATATGAAATATAAAAATATTGCCATTGCCTCATATATAACAATGAGAGTACGTTCTTTAATGTTTGAGGCTATTTATCAATTGAAAGATAAGTTTATTTACGGAGATACTGATTCAATAATGTTTGAAGATTGTGAGGATTTAAAATTTAAACTTAACATTGACGCTAATGAATTAGGAGCATTTAAAGTTGAAATGGAAAAAGCAAGTATCATTGTAGTTAAACCAAAAAATTATTTTATTTTTAAAAATGGAACTATTGTAAAAAAGGCTCAATCTGGCTATAAACAAATTAAAGAATATGATAAATATAAAAATAATATGGATTTGTTATTACATGATTTGAAAGAGGGATTAATTAAAGCAGAGGCTTTAACTAAAACAACGCATAAAGATGGAAGTGTTTCTTTGGAGTGAGTAGAAAAAGAAGTTTACAACCCTTTAAATCAAAAGGAAATATATGAGTAGAAGAGATAAACTTAAAGATACATACAAACTTTTTAAAGATGATTTTAAAGCTCTTGGTTATAGCCAAAATAAATTTGTTAAAGAATTTGCCCATGTTAGATATTATGATAAAAAGAAAAAAGAACTAAAGATAAGTAAAATTAACAATCGTTTAATTGCCAAAAGAGAGCGTTACTATCAAAAACTTACAACTACAAGCAAAAAACAAATTAATGAAAATTTAACTAAAGAATTTAGCAACATTGCTCATTTTAGTCTTAAAGCTAGAAATCTAAAAGAAACACAATTAAAGAGCAATATTAAAAATACTCTTAATACTTTAGAAAAATATATTAGAACTGAAGAAGATCGTAAAAGACTTTTTAATATTAAATTTGTAGTTAATCATAAAGACCAAAAAGTTATGAATGGATTAGCTTTTGTTAATTATTTAACAAATCATGGTAAATTAGATTCTTATCCTTTCAACTATTCTAATGAGCAAATTAAAAGTGCAACTAAAGCTTTGAGATATGTTTTAAAAAACAAAATTGATTTTAATTCTACTAAAGACTTTACTAAGTATTTTAATACTTCTTTAAATAAGCAGGAAATAAAAAAACATGGCTTTAAAACTTTTAGTGCTTCGGAAGTTTATGGAGTAGCTGGAAGTACTTTTAATAATTTAGGTTTTTTAAGAGTAGAACTAACTACTTATGATTCTAAATTCCAAAGCCAAAGAGTTAATAATGTAGAGCTTGTAGGTGAGAGCTCCAAAGCTTTGATTAAATGAGCTGCTTATTTAAAACAAAAAGGAATTAACCAATTTTTAATTGACGCCTTTGGTGTAGATATTGCTGAGAATATGCATTTATATGGACCAAAAAATTCTAAATGATTATTTGTAAATGAAAAAGACCATGAATATTTTTTCTTTTACTTTAATAGTGCAAAGGAGATCTATTATGCAAATAGATAAAGACTTAAGAGGTAAAACTAATTTTAAAAGAGGATCATTAAAGAAATTAAAATTTATGGAGAAAAAACAATATTTTGAAATTAGTGATATTGAATCTTTAGATCCAAGTATGCGTTTTTTCATTATTAAAGGAAAAAAGAATATTGGAAAAACTTATGCCCTTTTAGAAAGAATGAAAGACCTTGCTCAAAAAGGTGAAAAATTCCTTTTCCTTAGAATAAGTGACTCTGAAGTAAAGTTTCTAGCTAATGAATGAACCAATGATGTTAACAACCCTTTTTATGTAAAAGCTAATAAAATTTATGTAAAACAAACTAAAGAACATATTGGTTTGATATCTCACATTAAAAACCTCCAAAAACTGCGTTCTTTACAATATAACGACTATAGTCATATCTTTTTTGATGAGTTTGTAGCTTTTGATGAAAAATCATATGGTTCAAGCGATTCCAATGCTTCTTTGACTCTTGTAAGAAATTTTATTCGTTTAATAATGGATGTACAAAGGGCTAAAGAAGATATAAAGATTTTTTGTTTTGGTAATAATGACATTGCAGTAGATATCTTTAGTAAATACTTTAGATTAAGCATTAATGAACCTTATCAAGTAGACAATGAGGCTAAAATAACTTTTATTAATCTAAGACATTACTATCAAGGAGTAAGATCAAGTTATGCCAAGGGCTTGGCTTTTTATGATTTAGTCTTAGATCAGTATTTTAGTTCTAATAAAACAATGGAAGATATTACTAAATTAGCTGTTTATGATTCCTTACATAATGGAGTAATTAGATATAATATTTTACTAAATGATAATTATTATACTTTAGTGGAATTATTGCATAAAACAGAAGATAAACTTGAGTTGACAAATTCATTTGTAATAACTAATACAAGCAAACCCGAAGATAACAAAAGACCTTTAATTGCTTTAACTAAAAAGGACTATATTAATGATTCAAATGCTGTTGAATTAATTGATTTACAAAAAAGAGTATTAATTCAACAATGAAGCAATTTAATTAAAAAACATAAGCTTAAATTTACTGATAAAGTGATTGAAAAAAATTTTATAAATTTTTTAGCATTTAATTACATTTAATGGTATAATATAGTTATGTTAACTAAAAAAACTAAATATTATAAAGTTTCTAGAGTGTATTTAAAGAATGAATATAATACGATTGAAGAAGTTTTTCATATTAACATGATTCCAATATTTAACAAGGAAGAAGTAGAAAACATCTTTCCTGTAGATCGAGACGTAGCATATCTAAAGTTAAGTATTGAAAGAATTTATTTTGATAGTTATGATAATAAATTCTATATAGTAAAACAAAAGGAAAAAAGTTATGAATAAGTGTATCAATTGTGATAAAGAAATTAAAGATGATTTTGTTTAAACGCTGTTTTGATTGTTTGTTTAATGATTCATTTGTAAAGATAGAAAAAACTCTAATTTGTGATGATCAAGAAAAGTATACTTTTACTTTATTTAATCGCATGTATGTAATTAACATGAGTGTAAGTGATTATTTAAAACATTTTAACTTCATTGACAAAGTAAGAATTGATTTGATAAAAAATCATTTTAAATATGAAATAGAGCCCTATTCATATGAAAATTGTAAGAGATAATTATGAATAATCAAAAAATTCATTGAATTAAAGTTGAATCTTTAAAAGATGCAAATGGGCATAAAAGAGAATTTTATTTTAGATATTTAGATTCTTACTATTTATTTATGTGAGATACTGAGCATTTTCATTATATTGATGAAATCTTAATTAAGATTATTGAACCAATTAATAGCATTTGAGAAAATGATAAATTAATGAAATTTAATCAACAACAATTTGAAATGTATAAAAAAAGATTCTATGAAGGTAAAAAAGTTCATCCTTGAAATATTGATAAAGAAATTAAACAAGAGGTAAAAATGACTAGAAAAGTTGATATAAAAAATTGACAAAAAGACGTTCTAGATGAATTAGAACATCAAGGTAATGTTATAGAACAAATAATTCATTTTGATAAACCAGAAATCCAAAACAAAGATTGTCGATTAGATTTATTTCTTACAAATGGAAAGGATCGTCTTGAATTCATTGATGAGACTTTAAAAAATATGAGAGATAATATAAAGTGATTAAAAACTAATATACTGACAGAAAACAAAATTGACTAAAGAAAATTTATAAATTAAAATCTCCATAATGGAGATTTTTTTGTTTTAATCATACTTTTTAATTCAAAAACCTGTTTTGGCTAAATCTTTAATATAGTTATTTACTTCTCAAGAAACATTTGGAATATCTTCAATGTATTCAAACTGGTTATAAAGTCCATAAATTGAAAATTTTAGGGCTTCATTAATGTTATATAAAGAATATGAATAATAATCATTAACGCTTTGACCAAAATCTTGAAAATACCTATTTAAAGCATATAGATCCTTTTCTACGGGTTTGGCTATATAAAGGGCTATTTCATTTTCTTTATTAATCAAAAGTGAAGTTAAAGAGGTGTTATTAGATAAAAATCGCTCTTGGCTTTGCAAATCTTTATAAGTGGCATTAAAGCCTTCAATAGCTCTTTGAGCATCCTCTTGAGCTCTTAGTCCTCCGATAATGGAAGAGGCAAAATTAAAGCCAGTATTAATAACTCCTCCAATGGCATTTAAGCCTGCAACAACAGAACCTCCTTGAAAAGTAGAACCAAAGGAGCTTATTGCTGAAAAAGGAAGAGCTATAGCATTTTTTATAGTGTTTAAGAGAAAATCATTATCTGCTCTTTGTTTAGCAATTTGAAGACTTTGACTGCTAAATTGATGGCTTAGTCAATTAGCATCTAAATGTGATTTATAGGCATTAGTAATTAAAACATCATTTTTTAAATAGCTTTGTACTTGACGAAAGTCTTGACCTTCTACTTCTAAAATACAATAGCCAGCTTCTTGGGTTTCAATTTCGCTATATCTAAAACGAATACTATCATTAAAGTTTTCTTTGGCTACAACTTGCTCATAGTCAATAATCATTGTACAATTAGGAGAAATAACTTGATATTCAACAAATTCTTTAGATAAAGCTATTTTATGTTTTTTACTAAATGTAAGGGTTGTTCATTCTTTATTCATTAAAGGCTCTAGATTATTAAAGTCAATGATTAATTCTTGAGTAGGTTTATATAAAAAACCATTGGCATTTGATTTAAATTTTTCTTCAATAAAGGTTTTTACATCATTATAAGTATTAAAGGTAGGCTCTAAATTTAAATGAGCTTTTTCTTTTAGCCAAGAGACGAACGCTCCTTTTATTTCAGGCAATCCAACAATTGCTAATGATTTTCAAAATATAAGATCACTTCATTCTTCGCTTGCAATTGATTGTTCAGAGTAATCTATTGTATTTCTTTCAACTAATCTATGATTTGGAGGATTTCCTTCATTATATGTTCTTTTTGTAAATAAAAAGTTAATAGCTACAACTTTTTTTTCACTAATAACAATAAAAGTAGAAGTGCTAGTAGGAAGTCAAAAAATTCATCTATCATATCAACGATTAATAAAGTTTATTATTTCTTGGTCACTAACACTGTATCGTTGAAAGCTTTGGTTATTTTTAAAATGATTAATAATGGAATCGGGGACTCTTTGATTATTTTGTCAAAATCAAAAATTTTCTTCTTGAGCTTCAAGCATTTCTCGTGTTTGTAAATCTTCAATTCTTTCTAAAAAATCAAGACTATATTGCAAAGGTTTACGAATGAAATTATTATCTTTAATTAAATAATCTCTTTCTAATCTTATGGCTTTATCTCTAATTTGAAATGAAATGTCTTTTTGCTTATAATAATCTAGAGTAACTACTTTTTCAAAATCTAATTTAGGAAGATTAATTCCTTCTAGGGCTAAAAGGTTTTTATGATATTTTCCTTCAAATAAAAGCCAATTATTAGTTCTTTTTAATTTACCACCAATATCATCAATGTTAATATCATAAAAGCTATCTACTTCAGCATAGATTCTTTTTAGGTTTTTATCAGAGTCTAAATACTCAATATTATTAACATAACATATTTGAGCTTTTGGATCATTTTTGTCATTAGTAGGACTAATTAAAAAAAGCCTTTTAACTTCTTGGTCACTTTGAAAGCTAAAAAAGCGCTCTTGAGCTCAACTAAGATCGAAACTTCCTTGTAGTGATGTGTTAAAATGTCTAAGAATTCATTGTCTTAGAGTTTTATTTTTAGGATTATCAAAATAATTTACATCAGAGTTAAAAATGTAATAGAGCATTTCTACTCTTCCTTATCTAAGTTATGTTTTTGGAATAAATAGGCTTTTTCTAAAAGATCAAAGTTTTCTTTAGAAATTTTTACTTTAGCCAGATAAGATAAAACTCTTTTTAAACTAAAGCTAAAGAATCATTTGATGTTATTAATTATTTTTTTCATAACTTCCTTTCCTTGGCTTTTGAATATTACTTAGCATAAATAAGTCTAAGTTTAACCTCCAAGATTATCAATTCTTCCTTCAACTTCAATTATTTTATTGGCAATTTTTTTTATTTCAATTAATAGAGCTTCATATCTTTCTAGAAGTGAATTATTAATAAAATTTATTAGTTTTCCATCTCAAGTGTCAGTATTATAATTATATTTAAATAAAAGTGAAGAATTATGGGTTAAAGAAAAAAATCTATTGTAATTATTAATATAAATTTTATTATTTTCATTAGTTAACTGCAAATAAGTTCACTCATCTTGATTAGATCCAACTCTAATATAGGCATATTTAACATTATCAATTGTTTCTTTATTATGAGAAAAAGTTAAACTAGGCATAGGTCCTTGAGGACCTCTTTCTCCTCTATCCCCTTTTGGTCCTTGAAGTCCTTGAGGACCAGTTGCTCCTCTATCCCCTTTTGGTCCTTGAACTCCTTGAGCTCCTTGAAGACCAGTGGTTCCTTGAGGACCTCTTTCTCCTCTATCCCCTTTTGGTCCTTGAACACCTTGAGGCCCTCGAAGAGCTTCAATATAGCTAGAAATAGTGTTCATATAATCTTGTAAGTATTTTAACTGGAAATTAACTTTGGCAATTTTTTCTTCTAGAGAGGCTTCTAAGGAGTCTTTTCTTTGATTTGAAAAATCAAACTTAGAAAAAAGAGATTCAAATTCTTCCAAGAAATCTTGTAATTGTAAATCTAGGTTAATTGATTGTCTTTTTAAAATCTCATTAACTAAATCATGAGTGCTATTTCTTGAATGATTATTGGTTTTATTATTGGCAAAATTAAAAGTGTTAACTTTGGCTTGATTAATTCTTTCCATCATAAAGCGCTTAAGGACTTCATTAGAGGGACTAGCTCCACTTTGATTGTCACTGACATTTTCTGAAGAATACTCGCTTTGAATAATAGCTCTTAAATTGTCTCTATTTAAAAGCAAATTAATTTCATTTTCTTTAAATTTAATAGTATTAATGTAAAGATTGACAATTTTGTCTTGAAAAAGTCTTTTAAAATTATTAACAAAATCTTCAAAATTATCAAAGCGAATTACTCGATTATTATAGTAATTAATAAAGCTATTGTAAAGATCTAAAGATTGGTAAAAAGTTTTAGAATCATTGGTTCAATCTTGGTTAGTATTATATATATCATTTCAAATTTCTAAAGTGAAATTATTCTTGGTCAATTTGATCATATCTGCTTTCTCCTTTTAATATTTGGCTCTGATCTAATATTACTTCATTATTTTCTTCAAATTCAATTTTTTGTCCTGTTAATGTCTCTACAGCCTTGCCAAAATTGTTAAGATTTTTAAGAATTTGTCCTTCAATGTTTTCGCTTTTGTAGTTTTCAACACTTGATTCCATTAAATTTTTTCTTTCTTTTTTATTATCATTGGCCCTTACAATAGAAAAAATATCTTTAAAAAGAGATCTTAAATTAGTTAAATTATTATAAGCTTGATTGCTGTTTGAAGCACCAAAACTTATTTCATTGAATAAATTCATAGTCTCAACTTGGTTTTGGCTTAAAGGATTAATATTTTTAATAAAGGGGCTTTTATTGTCCATTATTGATTTAATCTCTTGTTCAGTTATTTCACTTGAATTATTATTAATCATATAGATAAATTTTTTATTATCAAGTTTAACAGCTGTTTTTCAAGAATCTAAAAAATCTATTTGAGTATTAATATAATCTAAGTATTTAATAATTGCTGGAAAGATATTTTCCTCTCATTTTAGATAAACCCCATTAACATTATTTTTAAACTTGAGCCTTTTACCAATTTGGTTAAATCTCTCTAAGTTTTCACTAATCAAAGTAACATTTAAAGAATCAAGATATATTCCATTATTATACTTTTCATTAACTTGTCATAATTGAATGGAAGAGTTCATAAATGTTACAAAAAGCTCTCCATAGCGTCATAAATATTTATAAAAAGTGTTTTCTATTTGTTTAAACTTATTTGAGAGATCATTGTCACTTTTAACATTGAATAAGGAAATGTGATAATTTTCTAATTCATTAAAAAGTAAAAGCCTTAAAGTGTTATTCACATCTTTAAAGCTAAAACTTTCTCGATAAATTATTTCATGTCAATCTCTTTCCTTAATAATTGTATTAGAAAGAATTTTAAACATAAAGATTATTCTTCTTTAGTAATTTTTACACCATTATAAACTTCAAATAAGCCAGTTAAAAAATGAAAGTGGTTTATTACTTCTAAATCTAAAGTCATTGAATATTGATCTTCAAGGGTAGTATGGAAGACAGGAGAAATTTGAATTGCTCTTTTATCTAATATAAAAGCAGTTCCTTTAGGAATGTTAAGCTTTAAAACTTTTAAATTTTGAGGCAATTGAATAAATTGAGAATTTAAAGTGTTAGGTCAAAGCTCTGTTTGAAAGTCTAAATAATCCTCATCGGAAATAACTAAAATTAAATCATCCATTTTTGATTGGCTAGGAAAGCCAACAAGATCTTTTTTAATATGGAAAGAATCACTAGGCTCAATAGTCATTTTATTTAGAACTTCCATTATCTTACGATAAAGGTTTTTAATAGCGTTTCCTTCTTTTGAATATTTTAAAACATTGGTAAACTTAGAAGCTAAAGTTTGAGCTTGAATATATAAGTCTTCATTAGATTTTAAAAATGCTTCATTAATGGTGGCTCCAAAAATTTTTTTAATATAAGAGTCAAGTCATAAATTAACTGTGTCATAAACTCTTTTACGATTAAGAGCAATTCATTCTTCAAGTTCGTCAAGCCCTTTAAAATAATGAGAAAGCTCAACTCTACTATAAGTAAGTCTAACAAGAGAGGCAATCTTTTTAGTTATATCTTCTTTATAATCTTGTAAGATTCTTCTTGTGTCGGGATATCTTTTAGAAGGATCTAAACTAAAAGCTTCCATATCAGCTATTCCCGAAGTAATTAAAGAATAACCAGCTCCAAATTTAGTCTCTTCAACTAAAAAATGTTCATAGATGGGTTTGTAATTTTCTAAAAGGTCAACAAAAACCCTTTTAAAAATTTGTTCATTAACGTTTTGAAAGACAGCAATTTTGTCTTTATTGTTTGCTTGAGCATAGAGATCTTTAGTTAGCTCTCTTGTGTTTTTGGTTATATTAGTTTGTTCTGCCATGTTTATCCTTTAGTGAATTTGTAATTAATTCAGAAAGTGGTGTTTCCTTGTTTTCTTCTTCATTACTAATAATTTCTTTGTTAGTTTCCTCTTGGTATCAACTCAAGAAGTTTTTTTCAATGTCTTCCATTTGCGCTTTTAAAAGAGCTATTTGTTTTTTTAGTGCTTTATTTTCTTGTTCTAAAGAAAGAACATTTTTAGGGGTGGGAGTGTTTTTATTGCGGGATAGAAATTTTTTTAACATTCCTTTATTATACCACACAAAAGGAAAAAAATAAATAAAAAGTTAAAAAAGTTACAAAATGTGGTAAATTTTCCACATTGGCTATGATGAGGGGCTAAAATAGCAACAACTTGCCTTGGTGTATCATGCTTTTGGAGGTTAGATTAAAAAGAGGCTAATTAAGGGCATTTATGTGTATAATAAGGTTAGGAGACTAGAAAAGGAAAAACTAGCAAAATAGGGGGGTTTATGAGTGTTTTAGAGGCACATTTGCAAAAAGAAGAAATTGAAGTGGAATTTTTTTGCCGCTTAATTTGAGGCGGAGATTTTTAGGGGGTGTGGAAAAAAAGTGGAACGATAGGTATACCCTACTCTC